CGGAAGCGCCTGGAAATGCTCGAAGAAAATTTTTATCTTCTCCATAGCGGCCGGATCGTCCGACCAAACCCCCCAGGCCAAAATTATTATGGGGAGTGTGAGAATCGCCAAAACTACCTCGTCCTTATAATCGTTTTGCCGGGCTTCTAAAAGCTTGCCCTGGTAAGCTTCCTCACCTCGGGCCATCTTAGATGCATGCATATGCTGTGCATCAGCCATAGCCATTTTTGTCTCTTGACGCTTTTTGTAAATATGGGAACCAGCGTTGAGCGCTAGCTTAATAGCACTGAACCACATACTAGAACCACTTAACTTTTGACTTCTTGTCTTTTAACATTCTTCTTTGTCCACCAACTTGATCTTCTACTGGGATCTTTTCAGATACAGTATACTCTACACCACCTTTAGCATAACCATCTTTGTTAGTGAATTTAGAAAAATCTACACCTTTATAAAAAGGTTCGTTATCTTTTTTAGCCATTTTTTATAGATATTCCTCCCTTTAAATATTCATCTTCATTTAAGAACTTGGATTGATCAGGTCTTTTAGTATTTAAAGCAGAACCTAATCTTCCACCGTGTGTTTGAACACCAACTCCTGGTGCACTTGTTTTAACATCTTTCATAGTAATATTTCTTGGAGCTTCATTTTTAACATGAAGACCTCCTTTTAAATAGCCATCTTTATTTAAATATTTTCCGAATGCGTTTGTCATTATGATTTCCTTTTCTTAGCCATTTTTTTAAAAGTTTTAGCTAATGCTTTAGCTCTACCGGTACAACCTGGCTTAGTTATGGGTGTACATTTTCCTTTTGTGCCTCTAGCTTTAATTGATTTATTAACACCTTGAATCCAATTTTTATCACCACCTTTTTTAAGGCCAACTCTTCCGCCTTTCTTGTAACCTGCATTAAGTTGTTGCTCCACTCTTCTTTTTTCAGCATATCTATTTGGGTTCATTTTTTCAGCATCAATACGACCCATTTCTTCTAATAGATTCATTCGACCTGTGTTTCGTCCACCACCAAATCTTAATTTAGCCCGACCACCTGATTTAAGACCAACTCTTCCACCTTCTTTATGTCCTATTCGTCCACCATGACGGTAGTTCGCTATCGGACTTCTGCCTTTAATTTCTATTCCAGGCATGATTAAGCCTTCTTGGCTCCGCGGCTCTCATCTCTTCGAGATTTAAAGCTTTGGGTCTTTGTAGCTTCTGCACCACGTCTTTCACCTAAAGACTCGTCCAGTCTGTCATCAGCAGTTTGCTTCTTAGCAGACTTTGCGTAAGGGAATCTTACAATGTAAGGCCTTGTTCCAAAATCATTTCTCATAATTTTTCTCCTACTTAATTGTTATACTATTCACGAGGCCCTTTCAAGGTCTTTACGTCTTTTCTTTTCATAACATCAGATCGCATTTTAGCCTTGTTAGACATCTCTTGTTTAACTAAAGAGGTATCCGCTCTTAATTCAGCGAGATCCTCGTTTTGTTCGAGTTTTTGTTCAGTCAGGTCTCGAGCCTGCATTAGCTTAGATTTATCTAAGTTAATTCGTGCTTCTGTCTCTTGTTTTTTTCTATAATCATCCTGAGCCTTCAAATCAAGCTCTTGAGCTTTCAATTTGATTAATGGATCACTATCTAACATAGAAGTAATTTCTTTTTCTTGTTTCATGAACTCTTCTGTGTATTCAGCGATTAAAACAGCTTTTCTAGCTTCCATTTGTAGATTCAGTTGTTGCATTTGTTGTTGAGCTTCAGGTCCCTGCATTCCTTGTTGTTGAGCCTGTTGCATTTGCATAATTTGTTCAGCAAACTCTAATTCAATGTGTTCTTGCGCCATAAGTGAAATATGCTCAAATATATTCTTTTCTAGTGCTGCCATGATTGGAGGATTATTTCTAGCAAAGTTGGTTGCCATAAAATTCATATGAGCTGTAATATGGGCTCTATGATCCTGATTTCTATAAGCTTGAAAAGGTTTCTGTGCCATTGCATCAATATGCTCTAAAGCAGGATCTTTTGGTGTTTGTGGAGGGGGAGGAGGCAATAGTTGATCAATATTTTTAATTCCAAGTGCTTCATACATTTTTCTATAAGATTCGTACATATTATGCATTTGTGGATTAGACATAGATAATTGTAATTGTGTTTGTGCTAAATGAATTCTTTGAGTCATGGAAAAAATATTAGGATCCGCTACAGGAACAATATCAATTCGTTCATCGAAATCTGCTTGTTTAATTAATCTGTTTCCTCCCACCACATCATAAGGATATTCTGGGGGTAAATACTGTGCAAATATATTTGCTAATAATTTAAATTCTTCTTTAAGTGCATTGTAAATTCTTTTATGAATTGCACTCATCACTCTTGATCCTCTTTCTAATAAAGCAATTGTTGTTCCTACTGCAGCACCTTGATTTCCATCTCCCACTTGATTATCAGCGATAGATGCAAATCTTTGACCTGCTTGAACTACAATACCCATCAACTGCAATAATGTCTGTGATGGTTCCTTGTAAGGAATGTTATAAAAGGCGTCTTTTAAGCTTCCACCTGGAGCGTCAACATCTCTCCATTCACCAGGCTGTAAAGGCTGTGCATCATCTCTGACTCTTACCCCTCTCTGTTTAAATCCAGCTGGTAAATTAGATAACGTCCCAGCATCAAGTAATTGGCGGAGAGCCACTGTTGCAGTTCTGCTCAATCCGCCAATCATATGAATCAGTCCAAACCCGTAGAAACCTAGTCCTGGTAAAAATTTAAAATGGACAAAGTATTGGACCTTTTTCTTCAAGGGGTCGTTTGGTTGATAATTTCGTCTAATCGACAAAATTTTACGTCCCCCTGCTTCCATTGTGACAATGTAAGGTAGTTTAATTCCTGTGGGTTCTCCTGTTTCTTGATCCACATCTTCAAAACCTTCAAGATCTAAATTCACATGATATTCTAAAATTGTATAAGTTTGATCGCTTCGACTATAAGTTTTTCTAGTTCCTTCAAGTTTTCTTTCTTCTTCATGAACTCTATCTTCCGTAAAATGAGGTGTTCCTAAATCAATGTCAGAATAAAACCCTGAAACTTGAGCTTTGCGAATATCATTTTCAGACATGTACATTCTTTGAATAACCGCTTCCGCATCTTCTAATGAAGTAGCAGCATACGGAACGATTAAATCATCTGCTTGTACAAATTTTGAAACTGCTCGACCAATCATTTCGTCGTAGTAAACTTTTTTAAAAGCAGAGCCTGCTAAGGGTAGGTAAAATAACATTTGATCAAATTCTGCCTCGTATTCTTTCATCTCCTGTGTTAATTGATAATTCATATAATCTTTAACACGCATAGACTGCTCTTCTTTTTCTCTAGTTGGGACTCCAAGTATTTGAGTTCTAACTGGGCCTGATGCAGGCAATAATTCTTTATAAGCGGTTGCTTGAAACTGTGTTACCGCTTCAGCAAGAACAGGGTGGGTTGCACCTGATGCTCCTTGAAATGGTTGTGATCTTTGGACATATTTAAATCCTAATAAATCTAAACCGGTTGTATAAGCCTGTTCCCAATCTCTTCGGGAACTTTTATAATCCTCATACTGCTGGTAAAGTTCGGAACCTAATCTTCCAGTAATCTCATCACCGACTAATTCTGCTATATTTGTAAAATGGTCCTCTCCTCCGCCTCGAGCTACTTTTCCAGGTTCAAAATCTATATCAACGGAACCATCTTCATTTTCCTGAACATCGACTCCAGGATCCATTTGGTTTTGTTGATTAAGAACTTCTATTTGTAAATCTTCTTCGGGATTAACGGTTACTTTTTCCTTCACATTGGGAAGGGTTTTGTCTATATCTGCCATAATGTTCCTACGTTAACCTACTCTAACTTGTTTTGGTGCCGAATACAAGCCCATGATCCCTTGAGGATCTGGCCCTGCTAGTGGAGGTACTAAAGATTGTCTTCTTGCAATATCTCCTGTTTCAACTGTTCCACCTCCAGCTTTTTTAGTCCATGTATCTCTAGGAACCCACTCAGGAATGTCTCCTTCGATAATTGGATTACCCTTTTCTCCTTGCCATCCATCGGGAGTCATATGTCCTTCAGGGTCAGGTATAAGACCTGCTTCTCCTTCGATGTCTTTATAAATTTTCGTTTGGAAAGCTTCATCAATACCTTTTTCATCTACCGTATCGATAATAGAACCATCTTTAGCTACCATCTTTTTGTTACCTGTTAAATCTTCTAAACCTTTGACAACCTCATCTCCTTCTTCAAAAATATCTTTATAATCAAAATCCGCTCGTTCTGGATCAGCTTGATTCGGATTGCCATAAGAAAATTCTGGTTCTTCTACTTTAACCCGTTCATATTCCCAGGCTCCAGGATATTCAGGATCTGAACCAAATTTTTGAAAACCAGATTCTCCCGGTTTAAAGTTAATCTGTCTTGTCATGTCACCATCAAAATCGTCCACGCTCCAACTCATTTCAATTTCTCCACTTACTGGATTTTCTTCCAGGGTGACTTTTTTATTTACTATTTTAAAATCCCCTGAATATTTCGGCTCACCAGCCACCATATCGAATTTAGCAACTTTAGTTGGAATCATCATTTCATAAATATCCCCATTCACATAATCTTTATCCGCCATCTCAATTAATTTACCATGGGTTTTAATCTTTTGCACCGCTCTTGGGAACCATGCCGGCATGCCTGGTACCCCCACAAATTGTTTAGGTGCTTGTTTAGCAACTTCTTTTATTACTTGTTTACCACCTGATTTAAAT